AAACCCGATATAAATGATTACGTGCACACTGACTTTGTTTTAAAGGGGTACACGTGCCACGACACAGTTAAAATGTTGATGAAGGCATAAAAAATATGAAAATATATAATATTTAGAAAATATAAAACAAAATTATAAATAAAAATGAGCGTTCTTGAACAAAAACATGCGATTGAGAGACAAATAAATGATTTGTTCAGGAATGTTATGTCGATGTCGAACGATGCATTTCAAAAAGGCGCTTCTGTTCAAGACCTACTGAATATGAAAAATAGATTGACGGAAGCATTCGAAAATGCTATGCAAATTAGTATACAGGCTAAACAATTCAATGAAACCGTAGAAAGGAATAAAATTAATATCGGTACAAAATCAACACTTGGTCGGTCATTAGGTACTATTAAGTTAAAACTTAGTTCACTTCGCGATATTTTTTTAGTATACCTACGCCAGAACACTTCATCCCTAAATTCAGCCCAGGTGGATGAAATACACCAATTTTTGAATAGTAGAATCGTTACAAAATTTGTAGGTAATGCTCCGCCTGTACTACCTCTAGTCAATTCTCCTGTTCGACGAGCACGGTCTCCGAGTGTAGCTCCAAGGTATCCAAGTCATCGTTCTTCAGTTATCCCGAGTCCGAGTGCAGCAGCAAATGTTTTTATTCGACGTATCTCCCACCCCCCAGCGCATGCACCTCAAGTCGTTTCTTCCGAACATGTTATCGTGAATCATCGCTCTCCAAATAAGCAAACTGGATGTTTTGGGGAAATGTGTGCAAAAGTTAAGAGGTGGGGTCGTAGTATCAAGTCTAGATTTTCTAGGAATAGCGTACATCCTGATGTTGGAGGAAAACGCAAACTGCGCCGGCGTACTCGTCGTACTCGTCGTGGACGTCATAGTCGGTTGCATTAAGCAAGAAACTACACGTCCAAAATTTACACGTCTATAACTACAAGTCTAAAAAATAAAAATAATATCATAAATTATAATTCATACTCTTTTACTCTTTTATAAATTATAATGCAATCTCTTGTTTCTGAAGTAAAGCGACTATGCACGCCCGCTTTAGTCTACCTTATCTTTTCGTTACTGTTTACTATCACTGCCATGGTACAAAATGTAGGAAATGTAAACAAACTGTGCGTCGGTCGCGTTGAGTGCAACGTTAAAAGCACTCCAGCCCTGTTCATTGTTGACGTGCTGTGGATTGTGTTTTGGACATGGGTACTCAGTTTGCTTTGCAAAAACGGTCACTCCAATTTAGCATGGTTCCTTGTTTTACTCCCGTTTATCGTGATGTTCATTTTGCTGGTAGCATTTGCGGACGCGGTGTCCACCAATGAAAAAGCCATGCACGCTTTAATGGAACAAACATCTCGCGACATTTCAAACCATCAACTTTCCAGCGAAGCTGAACTCAATTTACGTATGCAGTCCGGGTACCTTGACAGTGGAAACCAGTTTTCCGGTGTGCGTGTAAACCAACTGTAAACCTTTACTATTCACTATTGTCGCTATCATAATTTGTGTTTGTGTTTATGTTCATTGCCGTTAAAATGTTATACAGTATAGTATCATCAATATCGTCTTGTACGCCGATATACATGTTATTGTTATGGTTTGTCATAATGTTAAATGTGTTGTTAATCGTGTGAATAATATTGGCAACGTTGTTGTTGGCTACTGCTCTGGGGCCCGTGGGCGCCCCTGCCGCAACCGTTGGACTGCCTGCAGCGACCGATTGGTAAAGCCACGGCAACGCTTCGCGCGCTTTAGGGCTCACTAGCGTCAGTGCTGAAAGCACGTAACTTGCACCCAGGTAGCGGTCGTCGTGCGTTACGCCGCTTCGCACCAAGCGTTCACAAGTTGAAATACACACTTCCCGCACGCGTTGAAATGGCGCGGTCCGCATCTCGTGAATCATGAGAATGCCGTTGGTTACCGACGGAAACATTTGTCCGTACGGCGGGCAAATTTGCATTTTGACTTGGGTGCTGAGTTCTGCGCGGTAGGCCCAAATGTCATATAGCTCTTGAATGAACCAAACGTACTGTTGGTGTTGCAATGATGAAAACCATTCGGAGTCAGCATAATTCCCCAGCTTGTTGATGTCTTGGAACACGTCCAAAATACGAGCATCCAACGCTTGCTGCGGCGTAAGCGCGTCTTCTTTAAATTCGGTACACACGGGATACTTGAGAATCCGGCAAAGACGCAGCTTGTTGAAGAATGACCGTACGGTATTTAAAGTAATTGGGACGCGCGTATAAGGATTCGTTGCGGTAGACGGCACTTCACAGCAAAGCCCGTTTGCAGCTGCAGAAAGTTTCTCTTTGGTGGTGAACGCGCTTTTCATGAGTTTGAAAAACGATGCCATGTTACACCGGTACAATTTATTATCAGCATCATCTTTGAACGTGAAGAGTTGACAGTGCGATAACTCGCCGAACTCATCCATGGTATAAAAATCAGTGTCGTTCACAAAATCGCTCGGTCTAGCGCATTCGGGCAGCAACATGTGACGGCGAATGTATGTGCGAGCTACATGCCCTCGAAACACGCGCTGTAACCGCGTACTAAAGTGCGACTCCATGCAGTATGTTCTTGCTCTAATTGCCATGACGGGTTTGGTTCCGCTGGTTTTCAAACCATATTTTGTACATAATAACTTTAGATGAGCGCTTGACAGCTTGTCGTGAATGCTGTCGTAATCAGCGGCTTTGAAAATGGGTAGGTCCACTTCAACCCTTGACTTCTTACATCGTGGAGTGGTGTCTTCTTCGCAACTTTCTTCCGAATTGGCGCGAGACAAACTGTGACAAGTTACTTTTATGCTTTTCGGTAGTTTCCGCGAATTACGGGTTGGTATTGAAGATTTGGAACTCGAGTCAGAATTAACTGCATCACACATAATAATAACGCGAAATAAAAAAACGGTTTGAAAGTGTTATACTATATGCAGAGTTTATTTTTACATCGTTTTGTATTGATATTGTTATTGTTATTATACAGTTATGCCTGAAGTTTGAATATATTTCAGAACTTCTGCATAAAGGTCGGCCTTTTTTGATGGACCAGTGCTTAATCCCAGTCGCTTGCACATGTCTTCCAGTTCATTTACTTTATAGTACGAAATAGACCGCACTGGACTTTCAATGGACTCCATTTTCAACAACTCCTTGCGGCATCGGGAAAGCTCTGTACCATGCGCGTCTTTGTATACGCAATACCGATTTTTTACCTTTTCAATCACCGTATACTCAACTTCGGACTCAGCTTCGGCGTCTTCTTCCGCATTATCGCTTCGTTTGATTTCAATGAACAGTCGCCCGTCAATGTATATCACGGGTTTATGATGACATAGTGCAATCCCGGCCATAAGCTGCAACGTGGTGCGTTTACTGCTGATAAGTTCCGCCTCAAAATTCGGAAGAGACATTTTGTATTTTTTGAATGCCGGTTTTATGAGATGTTTCCCCCCTCGAGCAAGTTCAGCGGTTTCATACTTGAACTCGGTTTCTCGTACAAACGCATTTGTAATCATATCAAACTCAGCGTGTCCTTTACACGCGATGTAAACGCACCAAAACAACTGGTTCATAGTGGATGATTGACCCGGTACTGGAAACCGCTTTTTGGAACCGGCACTATTATTACAATGTTTGGCGACCCCTTCAAAAGCAAATGCCTCT